GCTTAATGCAAAATTTTTAAAAGCTGGTACAAGAGATGGTGATAATGGATTTCTTGTAAGGGCTGACTGTTACAATATGCGTATTTGTGATTTGCAGAGGAATATTTGAAAAATGGGATTTTTAGAACTTTTAGACGAAACTGGTATTCCTTATAGCCTTGTTTCAGAACAGGATAGTGAAGAAGAAAGAAAAGAAGCTCACAAAAAAGCCATGAAAAAATACCAACAGTCTGAAAAAGGTAAAGAAGCCATGAAAAAATACCAGCAGTCTGAAAAAGGTAAAGAAACTATAAAAAAAGCAAAAAAAAAGTGGAGCCAAACTGAAAACGGCAAAATTTACTACAGAAATTTAGCACGAAGGAAACGAAAGAAAAGGTGTTTGTTTACTCAGCGTGTAAAGTTACGTTATGGTTGTAGTGAGTGTGGGTATAAAAAATGTGCAACTTCTTTACATTTTGACCATATAGACCCAACGACAAAAAAAAATGTGGTTTCAAAACTAGTAAAACAATCTATGAAACAACTTAAAAATGAAATGCGAAAATGCAGAATTTTATGTGCAAACTGTCATGGTGAACACACAGAAGAACAACGTAAAGAACGAGTATTTGTTTAGATATGAAACCATTTATGATAGTAAAAGTAGGTGCTGTAGATATTGACGTATTCTCCTTGCCCTTCGATGGAGAAGCCTTTGGGGATTTCAACTATTTGAATATGCGTATTCGAGTAGACGAAAACCTCAAAGGCACAGTTTTAGTTGATACTGTTTTACACGAACTAAATCATGCTATATGGGCCATAGGTAATTTAAAAACAGAAAAGGAAGAGGAAGAAAGAGTGGTTGCTGTCATGGCTAGTTACTGGACACAAATACTCCGAGATAATCCTCATTTGATAAGATGGATAATAAGGAACCTAAAGACAAAGAAGTAGTAGTATCAGACGAATTATTTTGGAGACAGTTTTCTAAAAATATAAGATTATTGATGTCTCGTAAAATTGATAAAAAAAGATTTGTTGAAAATCTACTAAATTTAGGATATACTGAAAAGCAACTATCAGATATTGTTGCAAGGAAGAGAAAAAATGAACGAACAAATCGAGGGGCTGATTGATGAGGCATCAGAAGTAGGTCGTGTCAGAACAGACTGTCCTAATTGTGGGAGTAATAATACTTTTTCAGCTATGTATTTACCATCTGCTATGGTGGTGATTTACAACTGTTTTGATGCAAGTTGTGATGTAAAAGGGTCAAAGAGAATAGGATTACAGAAAAGTAATCTTAAAACTGGATTGTTCACAAATCCAGAAGACTGTCCTATGTTGATACAAGAAGAAATATCAACAAGTAATTTTGTAGAGTTATCCTCAAGTCAAAAGGGTATAGAGTATCTTAAAAAGGTACAATGCTATGACCTATATCAACAAAAACATATCAACGTAAAATACGACCCCAAACAAGACAGGGTAGTATTTCTAGTAAAAGATTTACAAAATGATAAAATAATCAATGCTGTAGGCCGAACTCTTAGAGTAAGTGGCAAGCCTAAATGGTTTAAGTATGCGAAAACATCAGCTGATTATAAAATAGGAAGTGGCAACATCGCTGTCCTAGTTGAAGATATACCTTCTGCTTGTGTTATTTCTAAACTACACAATGTAGTAGGGATTAGTTTATGTGGTACAGTTTTATCTGAATTACTGCTGCATTATCTTACAAAAAGTAGTTACGATAAAATTTTAGTTTGTTTAGATAAAGATGCGACCTTGAAAAGTATGCAGATATGTGATATACTAAAACACAAGGTAAAAAATATTGGAGTCCTATTTCCTGAAGTAGATATAAAAAACATGGAAGAAGAGGACATAGAAAAATTAATGGGGCAACATGGCTAAGAAAAAATCATCTTTTGGTGTTAATACATATGTGGGAAGAAAACCTGTAAGAAGAAGATTTAGAGAAAGACCTTTAAATCATAGAAAAAAACTTACACCTTCACAAAGCAGAATAAAAAAGAACGGTAGTTCTTAATGGAGAACATTGAGCTTAATGTTTTAGCTACTATGTTAAGCAAAAGTGTTTGGGATAGAGTAAAGAATTTTATTACTCCTTCAATGTTTCCCAAAGACTGGCGAACAATAGCACACACAATACGCAAAGCACACTTAGACTATGAGGACATTGATAAATTAGATAAACCCTCTTTGGTTGCTGTCCATAAAATATTATATCCAGCTACACCAGACAGTAAAGCAGAACAGGTTGATGTTCTGATTGATAATTTACTATCCATACAAACAGTCAACGAAGAATTAGCTTATGATTGGGCTAAAGTATTTTGGCAAAGAGATATAGCAAGACAGATAGGAGAGAAAGCTGTAGAATTTTGGACTGGTGATAATGAATTAGCTTTTTCTGATATAGCTAAGATGATGGATAGAGTGTCGTCTAATAGTCTAGAACCACATGATACGTTTGTAATTATAAGAGATGACTTTCAAGAATTAGTACAAGCCACAACAGAAACACCAGACTTTACTTTTGGTATACCAACACTTGAAGAAAACTTGCGTGGTATGAACAGAGGTGACTTTGGTATTATTTTTGCTAGACCAGAGGTAGGCAAGACAAGTTTCTGTGCTTATCTTACAGCACACTATTTAGCTTGTGGTTTCAAGGTACATTATTGGGCTAATGAAGAATTAGCAAAGAAAGTAAAGTTAAGAATAATAACATCATATTTTAATGTGGATAAAGCTACACTTAAAACCAACAAGAATAAATATCTTGAAGAGTACAAAAATATTATAGATAAAAATCTAGTTGTTGTAGATAGTGTAGGAACAAAAGTTGAAGAGATTGTAAACTTTACAGCTTTAAATAAACCTGATGTTATTTTTATTGATCAAATGGATAAAGTAAAGATAGATGGTTTGTTTTCGAGAGGAGATGAAAAACTAAAAGAATTATATGTAGCTGGTAGAGAACTAGCTAAACGTAATAATTGTTTAGTGTGGGCCATATCTCAAGCTAGTTATGAAGCCCATCAAAAAGAAGTTATTGATTATTCAATGTTAGATAACAGCCGTACTGGTAAAGCTGGTGAGGCTGATGTAATTGTAGGTATTGGTAAAAATTTAGGTATAGAAGATAATACACGGTGGTTGACAGTTAGTAAAAATAAAATAAATGGTTGGCATGGTACGGTTCATGCCTCTTTAAATATAGCTACAGGAAAGTATTATACATGATTACTTGTTTAGATATCGAGAATACTTTTGAAGGTAAAAATAGTATGCCTTACAACGGTGAAAATATGTTGGTGTCTGTTGGTTATCTTACAAACACAGGCGAAAAAGAATATTTATGTTTTTATCATGCAGAGCAAGAACCAACATTTAACAATGTAACAATTTTACAAGGTGCTTTGGATAGAACAGAATTATTAATAGGTCATAACATAAAATATGATTTACAATGGTTATTAACTTGTGGATTTACATACAATGGTGAATTATGGGATACAATGGGTGTCGAATATTTATTAGCTAGAGGATTACATAGAGATATGTCCTTGAGTGCATCATGTAAAAGACGAGATGTAACAGAAAAAAAGTCTGAGATTTTTGATAGTTTTATCAAAGCTGGTAAGGGTGTAGATGAAATATCGTGGGATAAATTAGTAGAGTATGGTGAGCAAGATGTAGAGTCAACTTACGAGTTAGCATTAGTACAAGCACAAATGTTAAAGATAAATTTAGAGGAGTGGGCTAATGAAAAACACAGTTAGATTGCACATGGATTTATGTCGTGTTTTATGTGACATAGAAAACTCTGGTATTAAAGTTAATAAAAATAAATTACAGCAAATAGAAAAAAGTTTTCGAGATGAACATTCTCAGCTAGAGGTAGACCTACAAAATGCTGTAAAAAGTTTATGTGGAGATACACCAATCAATTTATCTTCTGCTGAAGACAGATCAAAATTATTTTATTCTATGGTGGTTAAAGATAAAAAATCATGGAAAGTTGTTTTTGATTTAGGCACAGAAGTTAAAGCAGGTAAAAGAAAAAAGAAATTTGTAAAGGTTACTCACCCAAAAGTATTTAAAGAAAAGTATTACAGCAAGGTTACATTGTTTGTAAAAACAAAAAAACAAAATTGTATTGCTTGCAAAGGTAGAGGAGTGGTTGATTATGTAAGAAAAGACGGCACATACGGTATGCCGAGAAAATGCAAAAAATGTTTTGGTGTTGGTTCTATTTACGTCAAGACCAATCAAAAGGCTGGTCTAGGTTTAATACCACTTAACGAAAAAGATTTATCGGTGCATGGATTTAAAACAGATGTAAATACTATTAAAGAGAAGATGCTACAGGTTAGTGGTATGCAACGAGAGTTTTTAGAAAAATATATGAGATACAATGCGTTAGCAACCTATCTTAATACATTTGTTGAGAACATAAAAAACAATACAGGTGGAGATGAGTACATTCATCCACAGTTTATGCAATGTGTTACAGCTACAGGTAGACTATCATCTCGCAATCCAAACTTTCAAAATATGCCTAGAAGTGGTACATTTCCAGTAAGAGAAGCCATCGTTAGTCGATTTGATGGTGGTAAGATACTAGAAGGAGATTACAGTCAGCTAGAGTTTAGAGTAGCTGGTTTTCTATCTCAAGACAAGCAAGTATTAAAAGATGTAGAAGATAAGGTAGATGTTCATTCTTACACCGCAAAAATAATTGGTGTTAGTAGACAAGATGCTAAAGCACACACATTTAAGCCTTTATATGGTGGTGTTACTGGTACACCAAACGAAAGAAAATATTACAAAGCATTTCTTGAAAAATACAAGGGCATAGCAGATTGGCACGAAAAATTAGGTGTTGAGGCATTGACAAAGAAAAGAATTACATTACCTTCTGGTAGACAATATCTTTTTCCTAATGTTAGACGTTTTCCTAGTGGGGGTTTTTCTAATGGTACACAGATAAAAAACTACCCAGTACAAGGGTTTGCGACAGCAGATTTACTACCTGTTGCATTAATATCACTACACAACGAAATAAAAAAATCAAACATAAAGAGCTTGATTTGTAATACAGTACATGATAGTATCGTCATGGATGTGCATCCTCAAGAAGAGGATATCGCAATAGAACTTATGGAAAATGCCATGCTTGGTATACGAGAGGAGTGTAAGAACAGGTATGGAATAGATTATAATATGCCAATCGGAATAGAGTTAAAAATTGGTAATGATTGGTCTAACCTAGAAACTGTCAAAACAAAGGAGCTAATATGCTAATGGCAGAACAAGAAAAACCATCTGTAACGGATTTAGTTACAGCAGATAAGATAGACACTAATGCTTTAATGGCCTTGATAGGTCAAAAGGATTTGTCTATTGATAGTGGTAGCGAGAAGAGGTATTTACCTCGTTTGGCTATAGAACATAATACCGAAGATGAAGAAGGTAATACTCTACCTCGTGGACAATGGCGAGTCCAAAATTCACTAGGTGGGAATATACACATGAAAGAAATTGTGTTTAGACCTTTTCTCAGAAGATATATGTACAGCGTGTGGGATCAAAATGAACAAAACTATTCATCTATGACCGTACAAGCTGGATCTTTTGGTGACACATTTTTGGATAGTGCTGGTGGATTGAAGTGTGGTAAGTTAAGTGCAAAAGACTTAGAGGCTCTTGCTCCTGACGACCCAGCAAGAACACTTCAAGCTGGTATTAAATGTTCGCAAGTAATCTATGGAACAGTTGATGTAGATGGTGAGGCTGTTCCTCATGTATGGTACGCAAGAGGAACAAACTTTATGCCTGTTAGTGATTGGATTAAGACACTAGAAAAACAGGGTAAGCTATTATTCAACACACGAGCTAACTTAAAGACTGTACGACAGAAAGCTGGTGGTTCTATATTTTATAAGGCTGGTATTGAAATCAAGGACTATGTTGAGTTCAGTCCTAAGATGGATGTACCGATCCTTGAGAGCTTCATGGATATTGTTAATATTCACAATACAGAGATAGAAAATAAGTATCGTGAAAAGAGACAAGACTTTGAAGACGTAGAGGTTGTTGAAGAGCTAGATGAATAATCTCATCAAAGAGTATGTACAACTGTACTTACAGAAAGTAGTTTCAGGGGATGCCTATATTTCCCCTGACTCTATTTCTTTCTTTAAGGAAGAGTGTGCAAAAGCAATAGAAAAACAATTTATACCCAAAGAAAAAGACTGGTCTATGCGTATGTCTGGTCTTGGTAAGCCAGTTTGCCAGCAACAATTAGAAAGAGATGATGTTAATGTAGAAGGTGGCATGGAATACAATGCTGTTAATAGATTTTTATTTGGTGATATTCTTGAAACATTGTTGTATTTAGAATTAGTAGAGGCTGGTGTAAATGTAGAAGCGTATCAAAAACCAGTAACATTGGAGATTGAAGGTGTAACTTTAAAAGGCACACTTGATATTATTATTGATGGTAAAGTATGGGATATTAAAACAGCAAGTCCGTATGCTTATACCAGTAAGTTTACAAGTTATAATCGTGTAAAAGAAAATGATCCTTTTGGATATGTAGTGCAAGGATTTTTATATGCAGAGGCTGTAGGCAAACCTTTTGGTGGTTGGATAGCTATCAACAAATCGTCTGGAGAAATACAAATATGTCCTACACCAAATGTACAAGACCAAGAAAGAGAAGAAGCCTTGTCTTGGGCCAGACACAATATTAATGTGCTACAAGACAAAACTATTCCTGTACAAAAATTAGATGAAGTCTCAGAAGTTTACAAAGGAACACCAACAGGCAATAAAGTTTTAAACACCACTTGTAGTTTTTGTAAATTTAAAACACATTGTTGGCCCAAAGCAGAACTACATCACAAAGTTGCAACTGCCGCAAAAAACCCTCCTTTGGTTTGGTATTCAAAATTAAAAAATAAGGAGATGTAATGTCTATAGTAGTTTTAAATAATATAAAAAATGAAGATGTATATAATAACTTTAATTGTTATTTTATTTATGGCGAAAACGAAAAAAAAGAAGGTGGCGATACCTTTAGAAGACAACAAAAAAACTGTTTACCTCTTACAATTAGGAAAACAGCTTCACAAGATATTTCAGGTTATTGGGATGACTCTAGCTACAGCTATAATGTTGATAGGTTTACAGAAGATGCAAAAGTTGTTATAAGTGTTCTTAATGCTGGTGGTATCGTAATTATAGATAATGATTTTTTAAATGAAGAAAACAATAGCCCTATGAAAACTCATGGACAAAGAACCTTGATGTTTTTAAATGCGTCTGTAAACTCATTGATAGCGGAAAATAAACCAAAGTATGTATCAGTAGAAAGATTGTAAATGCGTAGAAGAGTAATACCAGCTAGGAGAGTGGCTGGTACAAAGTATCGTAGTAATTTTGAAGTAGATTTTGCATCAGATTTAATTAAAAGAGGATTGGATTTTAGTTATGAACCCGATGGTTATACTTATATCCCAAAGCCTACTGTTTATACTCCTGATTTCTATATATCAGAGTATAACTTTTATGTAGAAACAAAGGGATTTTTTCTGTCTGAGGATAGAACAAAACACTTGACATTTAGAGATCAACATCCTAATATTGATATTCGTTTTGTGTTCTCTAATTCTAAAAATAAATTGCGTAAAGGAGCTAAAACTACCTATGGTGAGTGGTGTGACCGTAATGGTTTTTTGTATAGTGATAGAGTTATTGATGAAAACTGGTTGAAGAAGGAAAAATAAATGCCAAAAAAAATAGATGCAACATGGAAAAGCCCAATAGGGAAAAAACAAATTGAAATGTGGAAAAAAGAAAACATTGGAAAACCTGTAGACACTAGAAACAATTATGAAAAACTTATGGATGAAAAAGCTGGTATTAAAACTTTTAATGATGTTGTAAATAATCCGCCTCACTATCAAAAAGGTGGCATGGAAACTATAGATATTATGGAAAACTTATTACCAGTAGATGAATTTATAGGTTATCTAAAAGGGTGTATTATAAAATATTCT